CGTGAGTCTCATCGAATAAAACCGCTGTTGGTGAGATACCATGCTTCGAGTAGGCCTCACTTGAAAGCACCTGGTAGAAGGAGTTCATAGCCGGATACACTATCCTCTTCTGGGACGCTACAACCTTTAGCCTCTTCTTCAGTGCTGGACTCAGTGAAATCATGTCCACTGCCACGTTATAAATCAGACTGGCCTGGGCTCTGTCTGCAGCGCAGCTGTATATCTCAGCTCCTCGTTCTCCATCAGCAGTAAGCATATAGAGAGCTAATGCAGCTCCAAGTTCTGTCTTTCCCTGCTTCTTGGCAATTTCCACATAAGCTGTAGTTATCTGCCTGAAGCCATTTGGTTTGATGATTCCAAAGATGTTCCTGATTATTGTTTCCTGCCATGGGAGGAGTTTAAACGGTTGATTGTACCATTCACCTTTGGTGTGCCTCAGATTCTCTATGAATCTGACTGTGTGATCTGCCCTTTCTGGCATATAGGTTGAAGTTGGCAGCATGAACTTTGTTGGGACAAACAGATCGCTTTTCTTATTAGCCAGTTATCTCACCGCATTCTTTTGGAAAATTGAGAGAAGCATATTCACCAAATAACATTGATGCTGCATTGTCCCTAACCTTTGCTGCAAGCCTCGAATCATCGAAAGTACCTATGTGGTATTTCTTGCCACAAATATGAATGTACGCTTCGAAGGCACTCTCCCTCTTTGCTTTACTTACTCCAATGTATCCTGAAGTGTTTGTCCTCTTTAAACTCTGATTGAAGCAGTTCTCTTGGTGGTTGCATATCCTAAGATTTGACCTTCTATTATCCATCCTATCCCTCGAGATATGGTCCACTTCCATCCCGGAAGGATAGTTCAGAATCACTTTATGCAGCGGCACAATCTTACCTTTTCTCTTTGTTGAGATGTATCCCTTCTTTGACAGGTGCCAGCTATGTTTCTTGACTTTCTGATAGTCTGTTTTATCAAAAGTAAAAGCCACACCGTTTCTGGTGTAGCCTGTTATGTAGGACTCTCGTTCAATAATCAGATATGTCATTCTCCGGCACCTCCCTTGAGAAGAAGGAGCTCCATTGGATCATCATTCTCTAGTGGCTTATCAGTTACGATTCTGCTCCTAGCTGATGGTGTCAGACCGAACTGCTCACAGAAACGGTTCATTATCTTCAGGTAAGTCTGAGCTATGGAAACCTGCGGCACCTGCTGCCAATACCCCGAAGGCGTCTTTACTATGGTTCCATGTTTAGTTATGAACTCCTCAGCCTCTTTCCATCTTGCATATGCCTGGCAGTATCCAGCAAAGGCTGCCATGTCTACTTCAGAAAGGACTCCCATGGTCTCAAGGAGTTTGCCAGTTCTTCTCCATTCCTTCTTGGCTTCAGCATCAAGCCACACAGGACACTTGGGCATCTTCTTGTCCGGCTTTGGTTCATATTCGTTTAGAGCCCTCTTTCCTGGGTTTCCTTCCAGAACCTTTATCGCAGTTGGTTTTGGTTTTCTTCCTCTCGTTGCCATGGTCGTCACCTCCTCCCTAAGAAAAGAGCCCGAAGGCTCCATTTGCTTTTCTATCTACTTTTCTATCTTTGGTTCGATTCCTCTAAAGGCTCCGTTACCCTCAAGGCCTTTTAGAAGCACTGTTCTCGTTTCCTTGTGCTCATCTCCGTTTAGTCCTAACCTTATCAGCCACACTCTCAATGCGTACTTTGGGTTGTCATCCTGTGAAGGTTTGTAAGATGCGTACTTCAGTTGCCTGGCCTGGTTTGCTGCGGCCTTTAAGACTTCCTTCAAAGCCTTAACCTTATCCTCGCTAATCACCTCAGTATCGAAGAATGCCACCGGAACCTGACTGCCTAGGTCGATTCGTAGTCCCTTTAGTCGCGGCCTTAAGGGCTCCAGGGACGCTTCAAGCTCCTTCAGGTCCGTTACTTTTGCCTCTGCCAGTTCCTCCGCAACACCGGGCCCCACAGGCCGCCAGTCAAGGCCTAACGCCAAGGCTACAAGCCTTTGCTTGCTGGCGATCATGTTGATAAGGTTTCGAATCGTTGCTCCAGTGTGTCCATGAAGGCTAACCTCAATCACCCCGTCCTGCTTAGCTGGGTTCTCACCCGTAAGTACTCTCTCAGTGTATGTTATCTCGTCCTGAGTGGAGTCGCTGTTGAGTATGCTCTCAAGTAGCTGCTCAACTCCGGCTGCATTGATTACCTCTCCAGTTCTTGTGATTGTGTACGTTGTCTTGCCATCTGTGATTTCGTAGCTGAAGCTTGGAGCCCCTTTGTACTTGGCCTTTGCACCCATCTTCTCCTCAACTGCCTTGATAACTTCTTTCTTGTCCATTTCAATACCTCCTGTGTTTTCTCGGTAGTACATATATCACTCTAAACACAGGTTATATCAAGTTATTCTTTGGCTTAAGAATCCTTTGATTTAACTTCTTTTACAAGGTCAGAATATGGTATCTTAACTCCCTCTCGCTCAACGAATACATCCTTATCTGACCCAGTGAAACTAACGTAACGCCTCAAGGCCACGCTCACATATTTTTCATCAAGATCCATTCCAAAGCAAATTCTGTCTGTCTGCTCGCAGGCAATCATCGTTGATCCTGAGCCCAAGAATGTGTCCATTACAATTCCATTGACCTGGGATGAGTTCTTTATGGGATAGGCTAAGAGACCAATTGGTTTCTCGGTTGGATGACTCTCATTCTTCTTTGGTTTATCAAAATTCCAGACTGTAGTCTCAGATCTACCTGTGTACCATTTGTGGTTGCCAGTCTTTAGCCAACCATACAGGATAGGCTCATGGATCCAGTTGTATGGGCTGCGGCCAAGCACTAGAGAGTTCTTCTTCCAGATGCATACACCACTGAGGTGAAAGCCTGCATCAACGAATGCCTTTCTGAAATTGAGTCCTTCAGTATCCGCATGGAATACATAGATTGACGCTCCTGGAGCCATGTTCGCTGCCATATTGTTGAATGCATCCAGGATGAACTTATAGAATTCTTCACCCTTCAAATCATCATTCTTGATCGAAAGCCCTGAGCCTCCGACATAAGAGACGCCGTAAGGTAAGTCGGTAACCACAAGGTTTACCTTCTTGCCATTGGCTAGCTTTTCAACATCTTCAGCTTTGGTTGCATCACCACAAACAAGCCGGTGTCTGCCAACAGTCCATACATCGCCACGATTAACGAAACTAGCTTCTTCCAAGGCTTTCGTCAAATCGAACTCATCGTCTTCCTTAACATCCTTGTCGTGAAGCTTGGTGAAGAGCTGATCAATCTCTGGTGGATCGAACCCTGTGAACTTCAGGTCATAATCTAGACCTTCAAGGTCCTTCAACAAGTCTGCCAGCATGTTCTCGTCCCAGAATCCCGATACCTTATTGAGGGCCACATTCAGTGCTTTCTCTTTGGTTTTGTCTATGTCGATAACCACACAATCGATTTCCTCAAATCCCAGTGTCTTAAGGACTGAGATTCTCTGATGACCGCCAATGACAGTCCTGTCCTTGTTGACTATGACAGGATCAACATATCCAAACTCCTTGATACTGTTCTTGATTTTCTCAAACTCGCTGTCACCAGGCTTCAACTTCTTTCTGGGATTGTAGCTGGCTGGTATCAGGTCATCTATTCTTAGCTTTTTAAACTCCATCTTCATCTCTCCAAAATCTTGATTTGATATAGCAGTTATGGCTGCAGTACTTTCTTTCTGCAGCTCCATAGCTTTCGAACTCATTATTGCAATGGCTGCAGGTTAATTTCTTCATGGCATTCTCATTAGGTTTTCTTTTATCCGGGTGGAGCTGCCACCAGTTTCTTCTACAAGTTTCTGAACAGAACTTCCTCACCCTTCCTCTTGGCGCTTGAGTTAGTTTCTTGTTACAGTGTTTGCAGATTAGAGACGAATTCTTCTGCTCCTCAAGGTTCAAAGCCACGACTACAGAACTGCCTCCAATTCCATGACGCTGGCAATAGCTACGGACATTATTTCTGTTCAGTCCCATTGCTGCTGCAATCGCCTTGTATCCGAAGCCATTTATGCGTAATTCTGTTATTTTCTGTCGTTCTTCATCAGTCATTTCTATACCCCTCCAGAAACAAAAGAACGCCTTGGTTGGCTCAATTCTGAGCTCACCTTAGCGTTCCAATTTATGGTATTAATATTACACAATTACGCAAAATTCTAATTCACAAAGAGCTTGTACCACAAGGGTTGAGGAGCTTTCCTACTCCGTTTCGCGATACCCCCCTTACGTAATTTCGCGAAATTTCGCACGTTGGGACAGCGCGTCCTAAACACCTTGAGCCCCAAGGATTTTTAGCCCCCCTACCCCTCATGTAACGATTTCAGTATTTGTATAATATCTGCATATCTTCCACTCGAGTTTTTCTGTTGTGACACCTTGTGCATAGTGGTTGCCAGTTGTTCTCATCCCAGAACAGGTTCATATCACCTCGATGCGGTATGATGTGATCAACTACATTAGCTTTGGTAAGTGTACCAACCTTCATGCACCTAACACAAAGTGGGTGTGACTCAAGGAACTTCTTTTTTGCCTTACGCCACCTGCCATCATAGCCTTTCTCTGTGGAGCTTAGCACTGTAGCTGCATGCTGCTTGGCATGTACTTCACAAAACCGTCCTGCTGTGAGCAGCGGACAACCCGGATACTTACAGGGCTTTATGGGTTTCATTGGCATATGACTTTCCTCCCTAAAGTAAAAGCCCTGAGATTGCTCTCAAGGCTTAACTATCTTCTTTCACACGTACATAATATCACATGTCAATAGTGGCTTTAAATGACATTTACTGGCCAGTTTTGCATTTTGATATCTATTATTACTTGATCAATACATCTTCATTCGTGTTCAACAACCCATGTCGTATCTTCTGTAACTATCTCTGTAATTAGCGCTGTAATTAGAGGTTTTAAACTCCTTACGCGTGTATTCGTGCATTCATACGCCCTTTTTCTTATATAAACATATTTATTAATCTATTGGTATATTTTAATTACACTAATTACAGATTCTGCTAATCGCCTGCGCTTCAAAGCTTTTTTGCTGTAATTAGAACTTGTAATTATCATTTTCTGATTACACGAATTACAGTTCTAATATCCAAATTTGTAATTTGAATCCAAATTTTGTAATTAGGTCCAAATTCTAATTACAAAAGATAAAGCCCTGAGATTGCTCTCAAGGCTTTAGATATACTTCTACATTTCTATTTTCTCACATAATTTTTGATTCTACAAGTGGTCTTGGGGTGGCCTGTATGTGGCCTATTTTAAGTTTCCAAGAACTATCCAAACTCCGAAAACCATTGATAACACTAACTTCCTGCAACTGCATTTGTTTCTGTGTCCATAATTAGATTGGTAACCAAGCAATCTTTTTTTAGATTTTTCAACATTATTTTCTCAGCTTCCTTCAAAGCTCTGTTATGAAGTTTCAGTACCCACCTCACCTGATAACCAAGTACCTCAGCAATTTCTTCCCAAGACTTATTTTTAATGTACCTCTGATTTATTATTGCTCGATAAAGTGGATCTTCGATCTCGAGTACAAGTAACTCAATCTCAGTCTTGAGGCTATAGAGCATGTCTATATCATTATTTATTTCTTGTTCAAGCATCACCATTCTAACAATTGCGTTCTCCATTGGACTCTTCTGCTTTGTTGAACCAACCTTGATATCGCTATAGCTTGCTGTTATTTTCATAGCCTGACATTTTATGTTTTCCTTCTGGCTAAGCTTGTCATTAATCCTTTGATCTAAACTATGAGCTTTGCTCAAATACTGTTTTATGTCCATTCTCATTCCTCCAAGTCGTTCAAGATTGCTCTCACTTCATCCAAACTTGTCACTTTGTATGCTTTGCCGCCAGCTGCATTTATCTTCTCAAGTGCAACCGACTGTAGTTTGGTTAACCTTCCCGTCTCTGTCTTTACTTCAAAGGCCACAAAGTGACCTCTGAAGCAACAGATGATGTCAGGAATTCCTGTAGTACCATACATGCCTCCATGTTCTTTCCAACAGAAGCATTCTGGTTGAGTTCTAAGGTATTTTAGGATTTTCGCCACTGCCTGTTTTTCTACCATATATTATTTATTATCCTTTATTATTATATATATGTTTCCTCTGTTACCTCATTTTGTGTGTACACACACCTCGTATAGGAGCACATTAGATTTCCATTCCATTTTTATCTAATTACTTATATATACTCGTATGTGTCCGGAAAAACATAGAAACAGAGGAAACAGTGGTAACCCATTAAGATTTCCCGATAAGAGGAGCTGCATTTTCTTCACTCGGATCCAATTGAATCTCAATGACTTTGCACGATTTCCCATTTATTCTTTTTTGATACTGCATCCTGGTGTTCCCTTTCGCATCCCTGCGAGTGGTGATGTAACCGCGGTCCTTAAAACCTCTAGTCACTTTGCTGTAGTCGAAGCCCTGCTCCTCTAAAGCAGCCCTTAGGAATGCCGGAATTATGTAGTAAGTGGAGCCATTACAGATTCCATAGGTTATCTGGGTATCGTTTGTAAATTTAGCTGTATTGCTCACAAGCCAGCCTTCAACAAACTCCCACGCTCGCTCGATGGTATCCACTTTCTCCAGTTGTCTGTTATTTGTGAGAGCCGAATAACCCAATGAGATAGCTTGCTTCCATGCTTCTTCACTAGATAACCCAAAAACTGAGACTGATGATAGGTAGTCACCAAGGCAAACTACAGCAACGTTATCCAGCTGGCTGTTGGCTTTACTCTTTTCTTTATTGTTATAGTACTCACTGATCTCATCTCGTAACTTATCAAACGTTTCTTTGAGATGTTTCTTACCTTTGACATTATTTCCAAGAATGTAGCGAAGGTATTCCTCACCACCATGACCAAAGTTATTCTCACTAATAATGTGGAGCTCATGCGCGAAGTCTTCATTGTCGACTGGCTTTGAGTAGAGTTCAAGCACTCTCGAGAGCACGCCATCGTTAGAATTCTCCTTGGAAATTGGTTGTTCGCCTGTAGTTATTACAATGTCATTCCATTCGGTTTTATCTTGTAGTCCACCTTCTTTTGCTCCTCTAAGCCTACCAAATCCCATAGATAATCCATAGATGATTGTCTCAGCGGATATTCTTCTTTCGTTCAGGACCTGAAGTTCATCGATGGCGAATGGAAGATTGTTGAGTGCTGCAGCCATTCTCTCAAGTCCTACTGATGTTGCATTGAAGCTTGCCAGAAGCACCTTTGGATCTCCCCAAACACTTAGTCCAAGTTTTACTGCTGCTGTCTTTCCGCTCTTTGAGTCATGCCATATGTGCACAAAGAATATTCTATGCTTCAGTGGTTCAAGAAGTGGTGATGCAAAAGAAGCCGAGATTAGGAACCTCGCTATGGGATTCTCTCTTGCCTTAAGCACATTCTCTTTCCAAAGCTCATAGCTGCCTTCTTTGTGGACTGCTGCCATTACATCAGTTCCTTCTTTGCTAGTGCTGTCATAAATTACTTCGTCCTTAGTTACAAACGGGTAGAACTGGTTACAATTGTCAAACCAGCCAATCCTTGAGATTGACTTTGTTATCTCCATCCCACTAATATTCTTCAGGTCATAGTCCCAAAGATACTTCACTAGATCCCCTGATGAATCTGAGCTTACAGGTATCCCATTATCAGCAAACTTCATAATTGAGTTTTTGTTGAACACCTGGGATGGTGATGTTATTAACCTTTTCCATTTTCTGTTGTTAAAGTAAGCCAGCTCCACCTTTGTTGAAAAATCATCGATATTTTCAAACTTTCTGGAGATGACAATAGGTGAGGGACAGATTGTTGAAACAACTGTCCCCTCACTCGTAGTTGCATATTTCCTTACACCATTGTTCATAGATACATCCCAACCATGAGGTAGGACTGCACCTTTCAACTCAATACCATCGAGCTTTATTGGTTTGTCTGCATCTGGTTCTATACTGAAACCATTGTCCTTGTTGCATGATTTCAAGGCATTCTCAAAGTCTCTGATGCTAACCTTATTCTTTAGTTTCTGCTTATACTTCGTATACTCAGCAGGTAAGTTCTTCTTTGCATAGGCCATAGCCTTTATTGTTTGCTCTGAAAACACCTCATCAATATCTACATTTTCTTTTGCTACCAGTTCTTTGATCAGCTCCTCCATGGACTGTGAACCATGAACTATGGGAGCTTTGACTGTGCATTTGGGATTACATGTAAAACCCAGAGACTCTTGTATGTAACTGCAGGTGTGCGGCTTGTCCTCCTTAAGTGCTCGTCTGATCCTCTTCTCAGTTTCAGTCTTATCGTATTTGGGATAGTCCCTGCTATACTCGTGAACTACTTCAGCTCCACCTTTAGTTAGAGCAAGGTTACTGATCATTGCATGCCAGTATGGCTCTGGGAGGATTTTAGCATTATCCCTGCAATGCCTTATAAAGCTGCACTTCTCAGTGATCCTTTCTGCTAATGCTTCTGTATTTCTTTTCACCACAGCTCTTTCTTCAACAGGGTTGGAGACGGAGCTGTATTTCTTAAAGGTATCAATGCTGTACCTTGTTCCATTTGATTCCATTACCTTACATTCAGTCTTATCTTTTAGTTTGTGGTTTAGTGTTCCTGGTATCCTTAGCATTCTTGCAATATCATATACTGAATCGATTCTCCACCCTAGTATCTTAGCTCTTTCATTGATGTGCCTACCCCAACTGGACACTATATCCTTGATCTGCTCCATTTCCTGCTTTGAATTAATGATGAATGGTTCATTGAGGAGCCAGTATACATGCATACCATTTCCTGACCAAACAATGATGCTTGGTTTCACTGGAAGGCTACCCATGAACTGAAGCGCAATTTCCCTTGTTTCAGGGAGAGCAGTCTCTGCATGAGCTGCTCCCTTTACATCGATATCTGCATAGAGCACATTAACTGAATGGATATCATGATCACTGCCTCTTAGTCCTAAGCCAAGCTGCTTCGTTCGTAGGTTCACTCCGAAGAAAGTGTTGGTTTTCTTTCCAAGCTCTGCAGCTTTTTTCTCTGCCTTATCAAGCTCATTTACCTTGAACCAGAAAGTTTCTTTCTCGGGGATAGTATTAAGTGTTATGTACCCGTCTTTACAGCCTTTATATATTTCCTCTAGAAATCCTCGTGTAACCATTGTATCCCTCCCCTAAAACCTTCTCTCCGCTTTTGCTAAGCTCCTCGCACAGATCATTGAAGTATCTTATCTTCATGTTCTTTTGCTCTGCCCTCTCAATCTCTTTCACCATACCCGGTGAGCGTTTGTTTCCAAAGACCCATAGCTCCCTGCACTTTGAAAGAAGAACTATCCCCATGAACAGTGCATCCTCTCTTTCTGCAGGCTGGTTGTCGTCCATGAACTGAGGAAATAGAAGGTGTGGTGCTATTGGAATTACTCCTTTAGTCACAGCAAACCTGCTGTACCTTCTAGCCCTTTCAACATTGGTTGTAGTGTCTCCTGCAAATGGTGAGCAGATGTAGACTACAGGCTTGAACCTTCGTTCCTTCTCTATCTTAACCATGGCAGCATAAGCTGTTGGATCTATGTAGTGTTCAGTATTGTATAGATTTACGCGTTCCATTTTATCAACTCCATGTTCATTATTCTTTCACGCTCCAAGACCTTCCGTAAACCTCTCATGGCTCCATCCAGGTCTCCTGCAAGTGCTTGTCCTCTTATGGTTTTGTATGTTTGCTTTGGAATACTACACTTGTAGCTCTCAAGGTCTTTTATGAATTTCTTTCGTTCAATCATCCTAGCTCCTCCAAGCTTCCAAATCTGTCTCCTGCGGCTCCTTCAGCTATGATTGGTACATCGAATCCTTCGAAAGGCACTGCTTCCATGCAGCCTTTTACGAAGTTGTATGATTCCTGCACCTTATCCTCTGGTACTTCGAATACTAACTCATCATGTATTGTCAGTAGCGGCCTGATGTATGGTCTCTCATTAAGTCCAGCAACGAGCCTTGCCATTGCTAGTTTAAGAATATCCGCCGCTGTGCCCTGTATTGGCGTGTTTAAAGAGCACCTCTCCCAATAGGACCTTACACCCCACTCGGTGCTCAGGATGCCTTTAAGGTACCGTCTGCGGCCAAGAGCTGTCTCGCTGTATCTTTTATGCTTTGCCAGTCTCTTAGTGTCATTCTGCCACCGGGTTAGTCCCGGATAGCCTGACTTTAGGTTGTTTATTATCTTGGAGCATTCTTCCTCAGTTTTTATGAGACCGGCCTTGAACTGCAGGTTACGCTGCAGACCTTTTGGGTAAAGGCCATAAAACACTCCGAAATTGGAATTTTTTGCTATGCTTCGTCTTTCCTTGTAGTCCTTATGTCCAGAGTCCACAGCCTCCTCAAATGGTATATTGTAGATCACTGAGGTTGTCTGTGCGTGTATGTCTCCATCATTCCTGTAGGCTTCAAGCATCTTTGCATCCCGGCAGTAGTAAGCTCCAACCCTAAGCTCTATCTGTGAGAAATCAAGGTCTAGGAACTTGTGTTGTTCAGCAGCTTTAAAGAAATTGCGCACACCCACACGATCATTGCCCTTTCGTGGTATGTTCTGTAGGTTCGGCTTCCTGCTGGCGAACCTGCCTGTCTCAGTGCCAAGCTGGAAGAAGTTAGGATGGATCCTGCCTGTGGCGTAATTAACTTGGGTTAGATATCCATCGATGTACGTTGATTTAAGCTTTCCCCACTTCCTAAACTCCAGGACCTTATCAAAAAGGGGTACAAGCTCCGGTCTATTGTCCTTGCTCCAATCAGCTAGGAGCATCAGAGCTTCGTCATCTGCAGCCTCGTTAAACTTCTCTGTGGTCTTTAATATCGGGAGCTCCAGCTCCTTGTACAGGAAATCCTTGAACTCCTTAGTCCCTGCATTCAGCCCCAAGTTAACCTCTCCGATCATGTCTGAGATTTCTAGCCTCAATTGACTTAGCTTCTCTTCAGCTTCTACCTTCTTCTCGAGCATAAGGTCAGTGTCTACCAGTATTCCATTGTGTTTCATAAGCCCCACAATTATTGCTGTTGGTGACTCAACCTTTTCGACTATGTATCTATGGCTTGGCAGGTACTTATCGAACCACTCATTGAACAAGTGATATAACCTGAGTGTGTAGTCTGAATCTGAACAAGCGTATCTAATGGTTTCGTCGTCATCTGGATCCAGCTCATCAAATTGCCTACCCGCTGTCACATCAGCGAAGCTTGGCATCTCAACTCCGAAGAATTCTGGCACCAGCTTCTTAAGTCCGCTATCCTTAAGCTCTCTGAACTCCGTCTCAGTCTTTAACGTCAGCTGGCTTGCTGCAATGGTATCGTAGCAAGGCTCCTGGATCACTGTTCCTTGGCGGTAATAGAACATTGTTTCGAAGGCTAGATTATGCGCAATTTTTACCTTATTTCTGTCTGTTAGTAATTTTGCAATATAGGATTCAACATCCTGCATATTTGTTACGTTGTTTCCTCTACCATGGCGAAGTGGTACATAGATTCCCGTACCTTCGCTGACACTGAACGATACTCCTGTGATGCTTGATTTGTGTGGATCAAGAGCTGCAAGCTCCTCACCTCTATGCTCATCATCAGCTGAAGTTTCGATGTCGAAGGCGAAGATACTGTTGTCGCCAATGTAGTCCCTTAGCGAATCTATGGCTCTTACACATCTGTAGTCTGTCATATGATCTCCTTATAGGAGGAGCAGGCAGTTAACCTGCTCCATTACAATTCTTCTTATCTGAATTTATCCAGGATCTCTCCTGTTTCTACGTCTACAAAAGGATTCTCATTATCATCGACTCCATCAACTTCGTAGCTGATCTTCCCGCTAAGGTATTTAACATCTTCAGATACCTTAGCCACTACTTTGAGCTCCTCTGATGTAAGCATCCTATCAACGGAAAACTGTGCCTGTGAATATGCTATTCCTCCGCTGTTTGTAGCTTTTCTCAGAGTGAACTTAGTAACAACCATTCCCGTTTTCTGGCCCTTTCCAAAGAGCTTAAGGACGTACCTGTTGAACTCCTTTATGGATCCTGTTGGCAACGTTATGATCACAGGAAGTATGTTCCCTTCAGTGAGAAGGTATATCCTTCGCCTTTCTTTGCATGCTTTGCTGCCATTCTCGCCGCTTCCAAATTTATTGTACTGGCAAGATGAACATGCTCCCCCTGGTTCTCCTTGGCCTGTAATTCCATCAAAGCTGCCACAATCTGGTGGAAGATTTCCTCCTGAATACTTGCTCTTATAGAATGCCTGAACAGGATGGTGGTATAGTATAACGGCCTTGAATGACCTAACTGTCACAGTATCATTCGAATCATCGCCCGGCACCTCGAATACAGTTGAGCCTCCTGTTGGAATCTTTACTCTCTCGAAGCTAAGATCCATCCCTGCAAGCTCCTCACTTAGATTATCTGCCAGGTCTACATCTACCAATTTAAGGAATCCTTCATTTGTTACTGGCACCATCATTTCATTTTCTTTCTCTTTCATTACTTATGTCCTCCTCGTTATATCTAATGCTTCTATGCACTTATTTTCTTCGTCTCTTTGTTTCTTTGCTTTTTACTTCTTCGTTTCTTCGTCTCTTCGTTTCTTTGCTTCTTTACTTCTTCGTTTCTTTGTTTCTTCGTTTCTTTGTTTCTTTGTTTCTATGTTTCTTTGCTTCTTTGCATCAGGTGCTTTACGCCTTCCTGACCCCCACTGTGGTCTTCTCGAATACGTTTACTTTACCTTCGAGCCAATTGGGTAATAAATCCTCATTTTCTAATATCTGCTCTTTGACGAAGGCAGACAGACTGTTTGCATTGACAGTCTCAACCACAAGGGATCCATACCCTTGTTTCTTGAGGGCTTCAAAAAGCTCCTCTTTCTTCTTTCCTACAGCAGAAGCGTAGATTTTGGTATTTAGGTAAAATATTGTGCCGCTACGATTGAAGCTCTGTGTCTCATTGTTAATCATTAGTTCGGTTAGTCTTTGGTCTGTTTCATCGATTGTTTTGTTTAGGAATTTCAGTTCTTCCTCCACTTGTTTCTTTACACTTCTGAGCTCTTTCAGCTTGTCTGCTAGTTTAAAAATCTCGTTTTCTATGTTCCTCCCCTCCCCTTATGTAATTATGTTCTTCCAGTTGTCCACGATTGAATGCGCGATATCCTCCTTCTTCTGGAGGGCAGTGAGTACAGTTTCGTCGATAGTTCCTTTAGCAACCAGGTGAATGTACACGCATTTGTTCTTCTGTCCAATCCTATGTATCCTGGCCTTTGCCTGAATGTAGTCTGCGTAATTGTAGGATAGACTGTAGAAGACGCAGGTACTTGCTGCAGTCAGTGTTATCCCCATGGACGTTGTTTGTATCTGTCCCAAAAAGACTCTACACTCTGGGTCCTCTTGGAAGCGCCGGATCTCTTCTGCTCTATCTCTTGTACTTCCGTGGATAGTAGCGTGCCCGACCATTCTGTTTTCAAAGAGCTTCTTGATTTGTTCTATCTCTGGGATGAACCTGGCCATTACTACCAGCTTTTCTCCCGCTTCGAGAACAGAGTCTAGGATATCAACCAGGGCTTCGAGCTTGGCACTTGATAACTGCTCGTAGCGCTCTGTTTCATCGTCTGCCCTGATGAATCCACCGGTCATCTGCTGAAGCCTTAAGATCCTAGTCAGGATGTTTGTAGCTGTTACCTCACCCTTGGATAGTTCCAGGTATGAGTCCCTTACGAACTCTCTGTACTGCTTCTGAGCTTTAGGTTCAAGGATTACTGGGTGTATCTCGTCTATTGTCTCTGGAAGGTCCAGAGCTTCTGCTTTTGTTACTCGGTAGGCTATAGAATGTGCCTTCTCTATGAGCTCTGGCATGTTCTTATATGCTACAGGCTGGTGGAATGTTCCAAGGACCGCATAACGGTTCTTGAAAGCGTAGAAGGAGCTTCCGAAGATGCTTTCATCCAGCATCTTGTACTGGGAGTATAGGTCTAGTGGATTCTGAGTTACTGGTGACCCTGTGAGGATCATCCTGTATCTGCATTTCCTAGCAATCCTATGGACTGCCTTGCTGGTCTTGGCTCCTGGATTCTTAATCCTTGTTGATTCATCTGCTACTAAGAAGTCTGGTGCCCACTTGAGAAGTTCATCCTCGATGAGTGGGACGCTGTCATAATTGACTACTGCTACCTGCAGCCCTTGGCCAGTTATCGTCTTTAGTTGCTGTACCTTATGAAGGCTACTCCCGGTTAGGATTCGTAGTATGTACGGAATATCGGAGAATTTTTCAAACTCCTCCTGCCACACTCCAACGATGGATTTCGGAGCAATGATGAGAGCTCGTTTTATCTTGTTGTTCAGGTATGCTCTTCCTAGAACTGCAATAGTAGTGATTGTCTTTCCGCAGCCCATTTCATTCCATCAAAAGCGCTACGCCTCTTGATTTGGCTTCTTCTTTTGAGATCTTAACCACCTCCTTCAAATATCCCGAGAATTCTACAGGCTAAATTGTAGCCGATAACCTGGTGTGAGTATGGTTTGACTTTTAGTGTCATTGGCTGCTTCGGCTCCACCACAAGTTGTGATTTATTCTTTTGTTCACGGTTATCCTGGACAAGGTTTTTGTCCTCATTTTTTGTTTTTTTCATCAGTACCTCTTGGTATCCTGTTTATTGGACACTCTTTTTGCTATTGTGGGATTATGCCTGAACACGTTGATATTACTAAGTTCTCATGACATCGCCTCCTCATTATCTGAACATTTGTACGTGAACGTATGTTCTTATTTTATTATAAATCGTCATTATTCGTTTGTAAATCGAACTGACGAATATTTAATTATTTTATTTCGACTATCCATGATCACCAAATCAATACGTGTTTTATAATCGGGTAGGACCCCGCCTATTAGTTAAGCGGGGGACCTCCCACACCACCGTACGTACCGTTCGGTATACGGCGGTTCAGTCGCTTGAGTGCGAGACACGAAGCTGCTCGTAGCGAGTCAGGATTTCATAGTATCCGGCCCGCACGAGCAGTTTGTTCGTTATGGAACGTGTTAGCACTGGACTTCCGGCTATTCGCCAGTATCCCAGTCTGGAGTTCCCCCATTCGTAAGCCTGCCAATCTGGAATTCCCAGCTTTTGAAGACTTTGTACTCTTGTCTTAGGGTTCTTCCATTGCTTCCAGATGTACATGCGGAATCTTCTCCTCAACCATTCATCCCAGCTCTGAAGTATTCGCTTCATGTCGGCTATTTGGAAGTAGCCTACCCATCCACGGATGTATTCCTTCACGTTCTCCATGACCACTCGGACATTTCGCCCCTGGTTTCTTTTCGTCAGTTCCTTCAACTTCT